TCGATTTTATAATTGAGCAACTGATAGAATCTAAAGTAGAGATAACGGCGGTATACAATAAAATAAATCGTGATTTTGAACATGGCCTAAAATTGGCCTGCGAAAAGACCAACCGCAAATGCTACGGCATGGAACTGGATGAGCACTATTGTTCTGTAATCATAAAACGATGGGAAGAATATGCCGGCGGGTCAGCCCACAAAATATAAAAAAAAATACTGTGATGAAATCGTAGAGTACATGGCCCAGGGTTATTCAGCCACGGCATTCGCTGGTAAAATAGGCGTTTGTGCGGACACAATCCAGGAGTGGACTAATCGTCATAAAGAATTTTCCTTAGCCAGAAGAAAAGGCGTGGCCGCAGCCGAGCAATACTATATAACCATGGGCAAGGGATTAATGACTGGAAAAGTAAAGGGAAACTCCACTCCTTGGATCTTTATGCTAAAAAATATTTGTGGATGGAGAGACAAGCAAGAACTGGATTTAAAAATATCCGAAAATTCAGATGATCATAAGATGCTTAGAGCAGTACCCAGGGAACAGTTGTTGTTGCTGGCTGCTACAAAAAAGGATGACAAGGAATGAAATCAGCACTTAACGAATATTTAGACGGTGATATCACAGCGATTGATTTGATCAGAACGCTCTCAGGTGCATTTGATCCCCGCGATGCTGTATCAGTATTGGCTATGATCTGTGCGATCTGCCGGGTTGAACAGGGTGACTTGGATAAGGAAGTGTTTAGATCTCTATTATTACAAATGCCCAGAGTGCCAGGGTGCTCGCGAAAATTCAGTCCTTTGAAACGTGATGCCGATGGATCGTTGGAAGGTGTCTACAAAGGCGGAACAAAATGAGAGCAAAGGTAGATGGTGATAAGTGGGTACATGATAAGGACGTATCCAAGGACGATATAAAATCATTTTTTAATGGGGGACGTAAGGGTGAAAGCAAAAACAAAAACAACGAAGCGGAAGAAAGTTACCCAATTGACAGCAAAGAAGATATTGAGCAAAGGAAAAAATTCCACAAAAAAGCCCTTGAGCAAGCCAATAGAGCCCTCGCAGAAGCCGGTCGAAGGATCTAAGGTCATCGAGGGTGCGGCGCTTGACTACAACGTGCTGCGGACTAAACTGAATCGGTTTGCTGTTTCACAGAATGAACTGAACAAAGCCCAGGAAGCGTTGGAAGCCAGCTTCCTTTGGTTTCGTGCGGCTGTCGAGAAGGTCGGGATTTAAACCCAGGACTATCATCCCTAACATCGAGGTTCGCTGATGAAAAACATAATAGAAACCCTAAAAACAATTCACACCACCTATAAATATCTACAATCGGCGCTTTTACTGGTTGTAACCGTTGTAGTGTTTGGGCTTAGTTTTCTGAGTGAGGATCTATAGAATGAATAGGTTCGAATCATTACGCTTCGATTCACATCACGAAGGACTAGCGAATAGGGCATCTATGCTGGCTCAAGAAGTAGAACGGTTTATATCAGAGCTGAAACCTGGTAGGTCCTCGGCTATGGCTGTTACAAAATTAGAGGAGTGCCACGTCTGGATGGGTAAGGCTATTCGGGATGATCAGATAGCACTTTCTAATACGGCTGATACCGACAAGGCAATGGAAAATCTGAAGGCAAAACTAACAAACGAGCGGTGGGTGAAATGACAGATTTCAAACGGTTTATATCGCCCGAGGAAATGGTTAAAGTTCTCAAATATTTAGTTGTTGAGCCGCGCTTATCCAATGCTGACAAACCTTTCTGGTCAATTCCTGAATATGTAGCCACCAATGTTCGAGGTTATGGGGCCACTACTCACCCTCACTCTAGTTTTTTAGAGCGCCGTTTTAGGGGGGAACTTATCGTTTTCGGGACTGATGAAATAACAATATGGGATGAGGTAAAATGACAGTAGGTAACAGAACCAAATGCCCAAACTGCAAGGGTAACGGCTATTACAAATGCCCAGAGTGCCAGGGTGCTCGCGACGGTGAGGACGGTTTCCTTTGTAGGAGCTGCGTTGGTAGAGGGTTGAAACCGTGTCCTTGTAAAGGGAGGTAGAGTAGTGTGGCAAAAGGTGGTGAAATTAGTGAGGAGACTATCAGGGAATTCCTCTGGGCCGACGGTGATCTTAGCTACAAACTGGACCCACTCCAAAAAAGTATCTCTGTTCAGGTCCGAGGAAATTTCGAGCTTGCTAAGAGAATCGCGATACTATCGTCCAGGCAGATAGGCAAATCATTCTGGGTTATGGTTTTCGCTTTAGAGTACCTTCTTACCCATCCTCGTTCTATCGTCCGGGTTATAGCTCCCACCAGGGAAAAATGTGAGGAGATCGTGGAGGACAACCTGAACGTAATTCTCCTTGACGCTCCTCCTGGATTTGTTCGCCAGGCCAAGGGCAAGAATCGTTGGAACCTCTACAACGGATCCAGCCTGAGACTTGGCGCGCTTGAAAGGCAATACGTAGACAAAAACCGTGGAGGGAACGCTGCTATCATCGTTTACGAGGAGTGCGGTTTTGTGTCCGGTGACGATTTTGATTATGGGGTTAATTCCGTCATAGGCCCTCAACTCATTCGATCCAAGGGCCACGAGATATTTGTTTCCTCGCCAAGTGAGCAGCCCGACCATCCTTTGCATACTATCATCGCTCCATTATGTGAGAGTAAGGGTACGCTTTTCAATTACATGGTTTTCGAATCACCGTCTATGGACGATACCGCAATAGTGGAAGCGGCGGCGAGAACCGGAACCTACTTCGATATTGCTTTCGTTGTCGAGGTTCGGCGTCGAATGGCAGGGGTTGACAAACTGCTGGGTGCCGAGGTTGCGGTCCTTGCCGCAGAACGAAACATAGTCCTGACTGATGATTTCAAGCGTGAATTCCTAGCAATGATCATCCGGCCCGTCACTCTGATGGTTATCCCAGTGTTTCACGAATCGGATACTATTCAGGATTTCAATGTGCCGTCAGCCTGTAAGTGGCAGATCATAATAGATTGGGGTGGGGTCAGAGATAAGACCGTGGCCCTGCTGATGTCCTACGAATACAACTCTGATACCGATCTGGTGTTTGACGAAATGAAGTGGGATGAGAACACTGGAACCGACGTGATAATGAAAGACCTAAAAGAATCGGACTGGCTCGACCGGATACGTTGGGAGGACGACCCGGTGTGGGCTGACGTTCCTGGGCAGCTTCAAATAGACCTACAACGTGACCATGATTTCATTGTTCACCTACCACCAAAACAGAACTGGCTGGGATCTGTGAACACGATGGCATCCCGATTTGCTACCCGTAATATCAAAATAAGAAAATGCTGTAAGTTTCTGATAGCAAGTGTTAGAGCCGGCATGTTAAACAAAACCAGAACAGATTTTGAAAGAACTAAGGCCCTTGGACATATGGATGCACTCGCGGCTCTGATGTACGGGATCCGGGTGTTGAATAGAGAAAGTCCTTATCTGGACGGTCGCCACGTAAACAATGTTGATCAGTTTGTTCACCCGGACATTTTGCGCGATCAGCAGAACGAAATGGAGGGCAACATCCTTGGGGGTAAGACGTTCGGAGACGGGCCGAAACAATTTGGGAGTTTTAAAAAGAAATGATGACGTTTTTGATACTCTGTTAAGACATATCAAAATGTGGAAACAACACAAATAAGGAGGGCTATGGCAAAAGAAATCTAGAAACATTGGGTTCCCAGGGACCCCCTTAATTTTTTAAGTTATCCAATCTAGGGACATTTTGGATGGGGTGCTTTCCTGGGCCCTTAAAAACAAATATAGCAGTAACAGGAGGCGCAAGCGTTGAAACCAGAATTCCTAAAAGAACTAGAAAAATTACTAGGCCCGGTTGCAGCCCATGAATTCTATGGCCGGTTCTTTGTGCGCCTGGCTGGGTCTAGAAGTGTTCACACCAGCGATCTGGCTACAGAACAAAGGCGGCGAGCCATCAGACATGCTAGGGCTGATTTCCTTGAACAGATATCAGGGATGATAAATCCATCAGAGGAGGTTAAGTCTGACCGAGTCGAGACCTTCCGATGGGAATTGGTTATACCAAAGGAGTTTGCTAAGAATGGCTAAGATAACGATCTCGCGACTGTTCGAAGTCTCAAAGTACATGGCTACAGATGCAGGAAAGGAGCTGGGCGATGCTCTGCAATACCTATCGGAATTTGTGGAAGTAACGATACGCAACCTCCGAAACGGTTTGACATATGCCGATAATTTTAACGCAATCACAAAGGAAGTGGCTGTTCGCCCAAACACCGAGACAGTGGTGCTTGGCAAGGATGAAACCCGGCGTGTAAAGGAAGTTGTTTGTCGTAGGGCTCGCAGCGATCAGTTCTATATAGTTTCCTCATTCGGTTGGAAGTACGCACCCAACGGTGATCTGGTCATATCGGCTGACTTTCTTGACACTGCTCAGGCATCCCCGGCCAGCACGACAGATGTAAAATTGGACTTGCTAATCCACTTCGGTTAAACTACCAATAATTCCAGCTAATCATTTTTACATAACCTCCACCCGATAAGGACGAGGAACCAAATATGGACGAACTGGAATCAGATTCTGGTTCTGTGTCTGAGGACGTTGATACCTCTACCTCTGAAGAAATTCAGGCCGAGGCATCTGAAACCGAAGAAACAGAAACGGAACAGGAAGCGGTAGACTATTCAGGGACGATGCACAAAATCAAGGTCGATGGTGGGGAGCAGGATGTTTCCTACGAGGACATGGTTAAAAGCACTCAACTGGATAAAGCGTCTTATAAGCGAATGGAGGACGCGAGCAAGCTGCAAAAACAAATGCAGCCCTTGTTGGAAATCCTAAAAGCTGCCAAGGCGGGCGATACTTCAGTCCTAAGAAAACTGGGTATTTCAAAAAAAGCTCTGAGGGAATTCAGCGAACAGGAGTTGCTGGCTGCGATCGAGGAGGACGAACGAACACCCGATGCACAACGGGCGTTTGAACTAGAGGAAAAAAACAAAGCTCTTGAGGTTGAGAAGAAGCGGAATGATCAACGTGAATTCCAGCAGTACCAGAGACACCTTGAACAGCAAGCCGCCACAAAAATCCAGGACGAGCTTGAACACGCATTCAAGGAGCTGGGGATCCCCTTAAAAGGGAACCAGAGGTTAGTCGCCAGGTGTTGTGAGGACAGGATTCTTTATAAAGATAAGCGTCAACAAACAACCATGGTAGAGTCACTTAAAAGAAGTTTGAAAAATCTCGATGATGAATTCAGTGAATACGCTCGTAGGGAATACGAGAAAGATCCTGATTCATTTCTCGGTCGTCTACCCGAAAATATACCGGATGGCATCCGAAAGAGAAGTTTGAAGGAAGTTAGGTCACAGGTCCCAGTGGGCGGTGACGAAGGATTTCAATCAAGGTCTCGTTCGAATGTTTCCAAAGTAGACAAGGACTTTCGTGCCTACATGCAGAAGGAAATGCAATCTCGGCGAGGCTGACACTATTAAAGTGGAGGTTTCACAATGGGCAGAGGACCAGGCGGATTTCTTAGCACTGCAAAGGGTGGTAAGGTAGTCCATAAAGAAGAATTTCTTTTCAAAATTACGGCAGCTGTAACCCAGCAGGCCATGCCAATAGACGATAGCAGAGCTCTGACCGGTTTTGCTGCCGCCGCTTTCACGCAAGCCATTATTGATGCTCACCTCGGGACATCAAGCGAATTCACAGCCGCACAGTTCGATGCCACAGCCTTGGGCGCAGATGCTCAGGGCTTTATTTTCGATATGGGTAAACAGGTCGATAAACTTGAATACGTTGAGGCTGAATGCCAATCGGGAACAGAGCTATTGACCACTGTTA